ATTGCATTTCGTGCCGAGACTTGGAGACTTGCTTGGGAATTATTGAAGCCAGGTGGACATCTACTTGCATTTTCTGCTTCACGCAATTATCATAGAATGGCGGTTGCGATTGAGGATGCTGGGTTTGAAATTCGTGATCAAATGATGTGGTTGTATGGAAGTGGATTTCCTAAGTCTCACAATATTGGAAAAAATGTTGATAAGACACTGGGTAATGTGGGTAAAGTTGTTGGAGAAAAAAAAATGTGGGGTGCAAATGCAAGTGGCGGCAGAGGAAACCAACATAAAAATGATTATCAACCTACAGAAATTGGTGCAGTAAAATATGAAGAAATAAGAGAAGTTTGTAATGAATGGGAAGGTTGGGGTACTGCACTCAAACCAGCACACGAACCGATTGCAGTCGGGCGAAAACCAATATCTGAAAGTACTGTTGCCAAGAATGTGTTGAAACACAGAACTGGTGCTATCAATATTGATGCTAGTCGGGTTGAATCTGATGAAGATGTTGAGGGTAGATTCCCAGCAAATATAATGCACGATGGTAGTGATGTAGTGCAAGATATATTTCCTAAAAATAAAAACACTAGACATATGAGTTATAAAAGAAGTGGTGGTGATTTTATAGATGGAATACCTAATCAAGAGGAAAAAAGTTGGTTCGTAACAGAGGAAGGTTCTGCTGCAAGGTATTTCTATTGCCCAAAAGTATCAAAGAAAGAACGTGGTGAGAACAACAAACATCCAACAGTTAAACCGCAAGAATTAATGAAATACTTGGTGCGGCTTGTCACGCCTAAAGGTGGTACTGTACTTGATCCATTCATGGGTTCCGGCTCTACTGGTATGGCAGCAAAAGACTTGGGGTTTGACTTTATTGGCATTGAGAAATCAGAGGATTATTTTAAAATCTGTCAAGAAAGAATTGAACAAATAAACCCATTAGGTGAATTTTTAGACTAGACAAACCCAATATTTTATGTTATAATGAAAGAATCGAATAGGAGAAATAAATGGCTACAGGACTAATGAGTAAACTACGAAAGAACTCTTCTTTCAAAGACGGTAGGGTAAATGTCTTATCAGAATCAAAATACTTAAATGATAAAACCAGTACCCCGACACACATTCCAGCAATGAATATTGCATTCTCTGGTACATTAAATGGCGGATTTACATCTGGACTTACAATGCTCGCAGGGCCTTCAAAACATTTTAAGACTGCATTTGGTCTGATTATGATGAAATCATATATGGACGCCAATCCAGAGTCGATTGTTTTGTTTTATGATTCAGAATTTGGTACACCGCAAGCATACTTTGATATTTTTGAAATTGATACAAGTCGAATTGTGCATGTGCCTGTTACAGATTTAGAAGAACTCAAATTTGATATGGTATCACAATTAAAAGAATTAGATACGGACGACAAAGTATTCATTATGGTGGATTCGGTTGGTAACTTGGCATCTAAGAAAGAAGTCGATGATGCAGAGAAAGGTAGTAGCGCAGCGGACATGACACGCGCTAAACAGTTTAAGTCGTTGTTTCGTATGATTACACCCCATCTAACGATGAAGGACATTCCTATGGTTGCTATCAACCACACATACGACTCTCAGGGTATGTTCCCCACTAAGGTTGTATCTGGTGGTACTGGTATGTATTATAGTGCAGATACCATTTGGATTATCGGCCGTCAACAGGATAAAGTGGGTACAGAGATTGCTGGATATCACTTTGTAATTAATGTTGAAAAGTCGCGGTTTGTAAAAGAAAAATCTAAAATTCCTATCTCAGTTTCATGGGAAAAGGGCGTAGATAAATTCTCTGGATTACTTGACATGGCACTAGGTTATGGTGTATTATTAAGATCTGGGGCATGGTTACAACATGTCGATATGGAGACCGGAGAAGTCATTGAAAAGAAATTCCGCGAAAAGGAAACCCATAGTGCAGAATTTTGGGAACCTATTCTTGCCGACACAAAATTCAATGATTGGATCGTTGCCAAGTACAGGGTAGGTGGATGAGCAAATTATTTGCCTCAAAATATATGTATCAGGAGAGATTGGCCATATGTAAATCATGTGACCAATTTCAACCGACTATAAAGATGTGTAAATCTTGTGGGTGTTTTATGCCCGCAAAGGCGAAAATTGCAAATATTGCATGTCCAGAAGATAAATGGGGTGCAGTATACGGAACAGAAGATAAAGAACCAACTACAATGTCTTTATTTAATACTTTGACTGATAAAGAAAAGTCTGAGAGTTTGAAACGACAGGCTGAACATTTGAGACAAGAATCTGAAAGATTGATAAAGGAAGCGAATAAACTTAATGGAATTGACTGAACAAACAGTATTGAATTGTCTTTTTTCGGACGAAGAATATGTGAGAAAAACCCTGCCTTTTATTGAAAGGGAATATTTTGTAACCGAATCAAATAAAGTGATATTTGATATGGTGCAACATCACATTGAAAAGTATAATACAAATCCAACTAGGGATTCATTACTGATCTCTTTGGATGAATTGAATGTTGGCGAAAACGTATATACGGAATCGGTATCAACTATCAAGAGTATGGAAGAGAATAAAGACGACCATAGAAATAGTGCATGGCAAATTGATGTGACTGAAAAGTGGTGTCAAGATCGTGCATTATATAATGCTGTTATGAAGTCGATTGGTATTTTAAATGACGAACCTGCAAATAAGGGACAGTTGCCGAAAATGCTACAGGACGCATTGGGCGTGTCATTTGATAGTAATATCGGACATGATTTTATAGATGATTTTGAGGCCCGATATGAATTTTATCAACGTGTAGAAGAAAAAATCGAGTTTCATCTTGATTTATTCAACAAAATTACTAAGGGTGGATTGTCAAAGAAAACTCTTAACATTTGTCTCGCCGGTACTGGTGTTGGTAAATCTTTGTTTATGTGCGACCTTGCGGCAAATCATTTGTTGATGGGTAAGAATGTTCTATACATTACATGTGAAATGTCGGAAGAAAAGATTGCAGAACGTATTGACGCAAATTTGTTGAATACTAATATTCAAGATGTCGCTCAAATGCCTTATGATACTTTTTGTCGTAAGATAGATAATCTAACAAGAAAGGTCGCAAGCGGAAAACTAATCGTAAAAGAATATCCGACAGCGGTTGCCAACGCAAATCACTTTAGACATTTACTGAATGAATTGTCTCTCAAAAAGAATTTTCGTCCAGATGTCATCTATATTGACTACCTAAATATATGTTCGTCCTCTAGGATTAAAGCCGGTTCTGGTGCAAACTCATATACACTTATTAAGTCTATCGCAGAAGAATTGCGTGGTCTTGCGGTCGAACACAATGTGCCGATTATGAGTGCTACGCAGACCACCCGAAGCGGATATAATAGTAGTGATGTAGAACTTACAGACACATCCGAATCATTTGGATTGCCTGCGACTGCCGATTTAATGTTTGCATTAATAGCGACAGAAGAATTGGAAGAATTAAATCAAGTATTAGTAAAACAGCTCAAAAATCGTTATAACGATTTAAACAATTATAAAAGATTTGTGATAGGAATTGACAGGCCTAAAATGCGATTATATGATGTGGAAAATTCTGCTCAAGATGAAGTAATCGACAACAGTGGTTCGAGTCAGGACTACTCAAATAATTTTTCAAATAACTCTAAAAAAATAGGAAGTGTGGAGATTAAAATATGACAGATAAAGTAGAAAATGAAGAAACAGAAATTCACGAATTTGAAGTGAATGAGGATGAATTTGTAATTATTCCGCCAGATGGAAATATGGCATATATTTCTGTTTGGGATGATGTCTTAGATGACGATCATTGCGACCGATTGATTGACTTGTTTAATCAGGTTAAACATGCTCATACAAAAATAGAAATCGGAGATGTTAAAAATTTCACAGAATTGAATTTTTTCTCTCAAGATCTGGGCAAGTCTTTTGAAGAAGAATCTGTGTCTGTTTTGGGTAAAGTTTCTG